GTTACAGCCGAGGACTTTCTTACGTACCTGGGCGATCTCCGACACGAGATGCGACGGTGTCTTGACGCGTCCGAGAAGGCTCGCGACACCTACCGTATGATCAAGGCGGCGTTTCGTGCCGAGAGGCAGTTGACGACCACCGAGATCGACGAGATGATGAAGCGCAACCCCAAGGCCGTCTCTGCCGCGAGCGACAACGTCATGTACGACCGCTGGGCAGCGAAGTACGCAGAGATCATCCAAGCCGAGATCGCGTACGCCAACTTCATGGGATGGGAAATTCCAAGGTGACACAGATCCTTACACCAACATCGTTCGCCGGCCTCACCATCGAGAAGCCGTCGGTAACTGTTCCCACCCTCACCATGTTGGTCTACGGTCGGTCGGGCATCGGCAAGACTACCCTAGCCGGCTCGGCAGATACGGTTCCGGAGATGAGAAAGGTCCTCTACCTCGACGTTGAAGCTGGAACGCTCTCGCTGCGCAAGACCAACTACGAGGTCGACGTGATGCGCATCACCGACTATCGGCAGTTCGCCGAGGTGTATGCGGCTTTGTATGCCGGCAACCACGGCTACCAGACGGTCGTGCTCGACTCGCTAACGGAGATTCAGGATCTCTGCATGCGTGAGATCATGCGGGAGATGAAAGAGGACCCCGAGAACAGCGAGCGTGATTCAGACGTTCCGGGCATGTACGAGTGGAACAAGAATGAGAAGCGCATCAAGCGGCTCATCCGGCTCTTCCGCGACTTGCCCCTCAACGTGATCTTCACCTCACTCGTCAAAGAGGACAAGGATACCAAGACGGGTGTGGTCATGAAGCTGCCTGACCTTCCGGGCAAGCTTGCTAGCCGTGTTGCAGCACTGTTCGACATCGTGCTCTACTTCACGGCGGTGGGCGAGGAAGGTACGCAGAAGCGGATAGTTGCATCGCAGTCAGGTACCAACACGGTAGCCAAGAACCGCGGCTCGGATCGTCTGCCTCCGATCCTGGAGATTCCCGACACCCGAGTGGCATCTGCAATGTCGATCATTTATCCGATGATCGTCGGCGAAGTAGGTCAAGACGCCGGCGTTCAGGAAAGTGACTCCGTTGGAGTCGAAACCGTTGCGGCCGTAGCCGCCAGTTAACAGTTGGGAGTTCAGTTCATGAGTGACGCGGGCATCCGTGTAAACATGTCCAGCAAGGAAGGCAAGAGTGCCTCACTCGAGCCTCTTCCTTCCGGTCGCTACCTGATGGCGATCACGGACATCGACCTCGACGAGTGTGGTCCCGCCAGCAAGAACGAGGGCGAGCCGATGTTCAAGATCGAGCTCACCGTCCAGGAGGGCGACTACGAGAACCGCAAGGCGTGGACGAACGTCATGCTGTTCAAGGGCGCACTGTATTCCATCTCTCAGATGCTGAAGGCTCAGGGCATCGCGATCACGGAAGTCGGCGAGTCGGCCGAGTTCCAGGTCCCGGGCTACGAGCCCAACATCATCCCCGGCCCTGAGTGGTGGATGAGCAAGCAGTTCTGCGTCCGCGTCAAGCTCGTCGGCAAGCGCAAGGTCAAGCAGCCTGACGGTTCGTACAAGGAGTACGACGAGCGCGCCGAGGTCAAGGGCTTCATGGCTCCGTCCGACTTCAAGCCGGGTGAGGGACCGAAGAAGGCTTCGACCAACACCGCTGTCGGTTCCGTCAGCGGCGGCATGCCTTCCATCCTGCCCTAGGGCACGAGGGCCTAGGACTAGGTAAGAGTCCGAATGGGGAGAGTCCACTGAACTAGCCTCGGACCGCCCGCTGTAAGACTCAACTGGATACGTGACCGACCGCGTTGTGTGCTAGGGGTAGGACTGCGCGGTCGGTCGCATTATTCGCTACGCGAGGCCCAGAGGGCTGGAAAGGTGTACTTTGGAAACACGCCAGCTTCGCGCAGCTTTCTTCAGGACGGTATTCGGACCGGTGAAGGGTGGGTACGTCTGTGTGGCGACGATTCCACCTGGTACTCGAAAGATGCGTGAGCGATACTTCGCTTGGCCTGACGAGGTAGAGGATATGCTCGAATACGTAGAGGACGTGGAAGACAACAACAATGTCTACTACTGTCCTCAACTAGTCGAGGACCTAGACTTCAGACGTGCCTCAGATGGTAAGGGTCCACGTGTCAAGGAGAACGTCAAGATTTGCACAGTAGCTTGGGCCGACCTCGATGCTTGTCACCCCAACAAGCTTCTGGTCAAGCCTTGCTACGTCACTGAAAGCTCACCGGCAAGATATCAGGCCCTGTGGTTGTTTGACGAGCCGCAGGAGCCCGAGATCGCTGAGGCAATTTCGATGCGCATCTCGTACCACCACATTCCTGATGGCGCCGACAAGTCAGGATGGGACCTGACACAGCTCTTGAGGTTCCCATACACCAAGAACTTCAAGTACTCAGACACACCAGAAGTGAACGTACTAGCTCAGAACCGAAAGCGCTACAGGCTGGATGACTTCAAGCCCTACCCACTGGCCTCGAAGCGTACCGGTGGTGGCATCCCGATGCCTGAGGGCGTTGAGTTCCCTTCGATAGAGGACCCAGTCGACTTCATGCAGGCACGTCGTAAGTATCTTAACAGCGACGTGTTCAGGTTGTTCGCCGACCAACCCGAAGTAGAATCGTGGAGTGAGTCGCTCTGGAAGCTGATGATGCTTCTGTTCGAGGGCGGTCTCTCCCGCGAGGAAGTGTTCATACTTGCCAAGCAAGCGGCGTGTAACAAGTACGAACGAGACGGAAGACCAGACAAGCACCTCTGGGACGACGTGTGCCGAGCGTACATCAAGCACATGGAAGACATCAAAGCTGTCGTCGTCCCCGAGCTAGAACAAGTTGACCTCATCACAGAAGCTGAGATGACTCGGGTACGGCAGCACCACACGTTCGTAGAGAGGTACGTCCAATGGGCTACCGACCTAGGCGACGCCGCACCCCAGTATCACCAGGCTGGGGCATTTGTGATCCTGTCAGCACTGCTGTCTGGAACAGTCTCGCTACCTACCTCATTCGGGAACCTAGTCCCGAACATGTGGTTCATGCTGCTAGCGGATACGACCCTAACGAGGAAGTCGACGTCGATGGACATAGCGACGGACTTACTGATCGAGGTGGATCCTGACGCAATCATGGCCACAGACGGCTCCGTGGAAGGTCTCATGCAAGGCCTATCAACCCGACCAAAGAGGCCTTCGATCTTCCTCCGAGACGAGTTCACAGGTCTACTAGAGGCGATGACCAAGAAGGACTACCTCGCAGGTCTCGCTGAGACGTTGACCAAGCTGTACGACGGCAAGTTTCAGAAGCGAATGCTGCGGAAGGATATCGTCGAGATACGAGATCCCATCCTGATAGTGTTCGCAGGAGGCATCAGGGCAAGAACACAACAGCTCCTTACGTTCGACTACATCTCATCGGGCTTCATACCTCGCTTCATCTTCCTAACGGCTGAGTCAGACGTGTCACGAGTCAAGCCGTTGGGTCCACCGATCACACGTGACATGGCGGCGAGGGAAGCTCTTCTCGAAGAGGTAAGGGACTTACACAGATACTACAACCAGCAGCTCAACGTCAAGATCGACGAGACAGGCATTGGCCTGGGAGTCCCACGGAGGTGGCGAGGGTCACTAACAAAGGATGCCTGGGCTAGGTATGGTCTGTTTGAGAAGGCACTACTTGACGCTGGAGTGAAATCCGATCGTCCCGACCTAATGACACCTGTGTATGCCCGCCTAGGAATGTCGGCGCTCAAGGCTGCCTTGCTGCTTGCGGCATCTGACCAACGGAGCGACGAAGTCGTCGTGGAGGAGATACATATCCTCCACGCAATCGCCTTTGCAACTAAGTGGCGTGAGTACGCAATCGACATCATCAACGGCGTTGGCATGACACAGGGTGAACGTGAGTTGGATCGTATCTACGGTGCGATCCAAAAGCAGCCAGGTATCAGCCGTTCGCAGCTGATGCAAGGTTACCACCTCACAGCAAGGAATGCCGATGCTGTATTCCAGACATTGGAGCAGCGCGGCTTGATCACCTCAACGAAGTTTGGCAAGGGTACAACCTATCGTCCAGTTGCGGCGGATGCAGAATGACAATGCCATTACCTTGGAGCGATGTCAACTCCGATCCACTACAGGACATAAAGGACTTCCTCGCCGCTGAGCGAGCGAAGCCGTACTACTACAATCCAGTCTATGGAAGGACAAGGATGAGCAAGGGTGTCGCCATCGTCTCAGGTGGCCTCGACAGTACGACAATGATCTACCACCTACTCGCGGGAGGTCACGAGCTCCGACTTCTGTCCTTCGACTACGGCCAGCGGCACGGTCGCAAGGAACTGAAGGCTGCTATGAACACTGCCAACCAGCTCGGTCTGCAATGGGACCTCGTGAACCTACGGGGCATGACCCACCTCATCGACAACAGCGCACTCACGTCGGCCAAGTCGACACCTGGTAACCCTGCACACAAGTACGATGGTCGAGGCAATGAGATCGGCGTGCACAAGGACATCGAGGTGCCCGACGGTCACTATGCCGAGGAGAACATGAAGGCCACCGTCGTGCCCAACCGCAACATGATCATGCTCTCCATCGCAGCTGGCGTCGCGGTCAACGAGAAGCTGAACTTCATCGCGACCGGTGTCCACTCCGGCGACCACTTCATCTACCCTGACTGTCGTCCACAGTTCCTTCACTCCTGTGGCATGGCGATCTGGGACGGCAACGAAGGCCTTCACAACTTCAACTACGACGCCTTCGGCGGACCTATCCGAGCACCCTTCATCGAGAAGACCAAGGCCGACATCGCCTACCACGCCATGGAGCTGAACGTCCCAATCCACCTGACATGGTCGTGCTACAAGGGTGGCGAGAAGCACTGCGGCAAGTGTGGCACCTGCGTCGAGCGCCTCGAGGCCATCGACGAGGCCATTCGTCGGCACATCGCGGAGGGAAGCAGTCACTACTACGAGGACATGACGGAGTACGAGGACACCGAGTACTGGCGCCAGGCAGTCAGGGAGGCAAGGCAGAATGGCTAAGGCAACCTACGGCTTCAAGGCCAGCGAGTGGAACGAGATCGAGGCTACCAAGGACGCCATCCGGCGAGCCACTGAGGACGGTATCCTCACGGACTACAAGGGCAGCTACGAGACCGAGAAGGTGCAGACCGACGATCAGCGTCATGAGGACGAGTTCTGCATCGTCATTCGCACACCCAACGAGGCCTAGATGACTTGGATAAATGCACTCCAGATCGCACTCCTGATGATGTGGCTTGCGCTGCTTACGAACCTCGTGGCGAACAACGTCATCTCTCACTTCTGGAGGGAGTCATCGAAGTACTACAACGAGCTCGACCACAACGGTGAGGATCCTCGTAGCGTGTCTATCTCCAACACTGGCAACGCCCTAGCGCGCAGGGGAGGCACGGCCAACACCGGCGTCATGTTCGACGACGAGCCGAAGCCTTGGACCACCGGGAACGCGGTGTAGCATGAAGCGAGCCTACATCATGCTGCGTCCCGACGTACTCGCACAACTGCTTGACCTGCCTGAAGGCGTCAACGTTCACAGCGTGAATGCTAACTGGCTAATGGATGGCATCGAGGTCATGCTAGAAGGCGATGGCCTTCCGGCCGGCGCAGAGTACGTACGTGGCACCGTCCCAATGAACATTGGCGTCTCAATGGTTGTGACCGATGAGGGAAGGATCCAGGTGGAGTGGCAATGAGCTTCATTGAGGTTCGACACAACATGGAAGTAGCCCATCGACTGTACGAGCTGCCTGGCAAGTGCGAGAACATCCACGGTCACTCCATGTGGGTGAACCTCAGGCTGCACGGACCAATCAACCAGAAAGGCATCCTCGGTGGCTTATCGTTCGGCGACGTCAAGAAGGCCTTCCGTGGCTTCCTCGACGATGCCTTCGACCACCACCTTCTGCTGAACGTGAACGATCCGTGGGCTGCTGGTCTCTGGAACTCTCGCACCGAGGGAACAGCTCGGAACATCAACGAGTACCTAGGGCAGCTGCCAGGACTCATGACCTTCCCCGGCGACCCGACAACGGAGAACCTCGCCAAGTGGATCGCCAAGTGGGCTGTCGACGAGTTCAAGCTGCCAGCCGACGTCACCGTACATGAGACGTCGGTCAACTCTGCAGGCTTCTCGGCAAGGTAGGCCTGTGGACAACCTCAAGCTCGACATCTCCCCCTTCCGCGTAGGCAAGTACGTCGGCCTGACCGAGATAGGTCGTATCGGCCTCATCGTGGGCATGCGCCTCGACGAGGAGGGGGAGATCAAGAGGGTATACCGCCCGCAATGCAAGCTGACGATGTATGGAGTCAGGTCAACCTTTGACCTCACACTTCAACTTCTGCCACCTGGCACAGAGGAAGAACTATCCTTCTCGATCCCCGACCTGATGGGTCGTACACCCATTCTGATCGAGGAGGCGCCCTTCCACGTCTCAACTGTGCGAATGCAAGGGGAAGAAGTATCCGTCCAACTACTCCGAGCATACTGGAAGGACAGCGATGCTGTTGAAGGTAAATGAAATCTTCGGACCAACGATACAGGGAGAAGGCTCTGCGGCCGGACGCCACTGTGTCTTCGTTCGACTTGCACTTTGTAACTTGGAGTGCAAATGGTGTGACACTGCATACACGTGGTCCTTCACACCTCAGAAGTCAGCCAAGCACCAACTCGGAATCATCTATGATCGCGACAAGAACCTCTTCGAGATGAACGCCCAGCAGGTGATCGACCAGCTGCTCACCAAGTGGGACATCTACGACATGCCGACGATTGTTGTCGTCAGTGGTGGAGAGCCCATGATGCAGCAGGAAGCACTCATGCCACTGCTGTATGAGCTCAACGCTGCCGGCAACGAGATCCACATCGAGACAGCTGGAACCATCGCTCCCCAGGTGAACATCAGCTTTGAAGCTGTTGCGGGTGGCGTTGTACGCAGAGGCTTCGACGACGTCGTGACACAATTCAACGTGTCGCCGAAGCTTGCGAACAGTGGAAACGTCCTCAGCAAGCGATACAAGCCGGAGGTCATCCAGCAGTTCGCACACCGCGAGTCAGCTCGATTCAAGTTCGTCGTGACCTGTACAGACGATCTGTACGAGGTCGATGAGATGGTGATACGTCACGGCATTCCCGCAGGCCGTGTCATGGTCATGCCCGAGGGTACCACTGTCGATGCCAACCTCAACACCGCCAGGTCGGTAGAGGAAGCAGTGATCTCCCGCGGGTATGGCCTCACGCTTAGGTCACACATCCTGCTATGGCCACAAATCGAACGGGGGAAGTAGCGTGCGAGCAGCTGCAGGAATACTGTTCGTCGGCTTCCCTCGTCTCGCCCTTATGGTTAGGACCAGCTACAAGCAGCACTGGGATATCCCCGGAGGCATCGTAGAGCCAGGCGAGACACCCACCGAGGCCGCCGAGCGCGAAGTGAAGGAGGAGCTCGGTGTGGTCGTCAAGGCAGGACGTCTCCTGGTGTGCGAGAATGTCCTCCTCACGGGCAAGGAGCTTCTGACTGCCTACATCTTCGAAGGGGACAGACTCGACGTCGATGCATACACAATCGACGGCGAAGAAGTTCTCGAGGCCTCGTGGTGTTCGCCCGTGAAACGTAGGGCGTACACGCAGACTGCTCCCATCTTCCGCAACCGCCTTGAGCTCGCCTTCACGGCTCTCGCGACCGAGACGACTGTGTACCACGAGCACAAGGCATAGACGAACATCAATGCGCAACCCTACAACTACAAATCCCCACAGGGCGAAGGAGTGTGACCGTGACACCTGATGAACCAGGCGTAGAAGTCCTGGACGCGAAGGTCGTAGCAGCAGCCAAGCTGTTGCTGGAGAAGGCTTGTGGCCTAATGCCTGATGAGCACGGCGCTGACACACCAACGAGATTCGTGGCGATGCTGATGGAGTTGACGACTGCACGGTCATTCAACTTCAAGGTGTTTGACGCCAAGGGCAAGGACGAGATGGTGATCATTCGCAACATCCCGTTCGTCAGCGTCTGCAATCATCACGTCGTTCCCTTCATCGGGAAGGCCGACATCGGGTACATCCCTGGTGACTACATGGCAGGCCTCAGCAAGTTCGCACGTGTCGTTCACTTCTTCGCCAGGTCGTTGCAGGTGCAAGAACGCCTGACGGAGCAGATCGCCGACTTCCTGGAGGAGAAGCTGAAGCCTCGCGGCCTTGCCGTCGTCCTGGAAGCAGAGCACATGTGCATGACCATCCGTGGAGTCCAGACGCCTGGCACGACAACGTATACAGCCGTCATGCGTGGCTTCTTCAACGATCACGACCGCACGGCCAAGGCCGAATTCCTCGATAGGATCAACGGAAGCAAGTGAAGTACCTCTGCGCCCTCATGTTGGTGTTCGGGGGCCTGTACGCCTTACAATGGTCAACCATTTGGTTTGCAGGCCCTCGACCATCACGTCCTCCAAAGGAAAGCCAATGAACCTGAAGGAACTGATAGAACAGTGCCAGCGTGACTCAGATCGCTGGTTCCCGAGCGTCTCCAAGGACTTGCCCTTCACAGTGTTGGCGCTCGTCGGTGAGACGGGCGAGATGGCCAACATCGTCAAGAAGGTCGTTCGCGGAAGCATCAGTTTGGAGAAAGTCAAGGACGACCTTGGAGAAGAGGCCGTTGACGTTCTCATCTACCTCTGCATGGTCTTCGCTGCGCTCGACATCGATCCGATTCAAGTCTACAAAGAGAAGAGGCAAAAGAATGAGCTCCGATTCAGCAGGCCCGACGGCGACCCCCGCATCGACGGAGTCCGTATCTTCCCCGTCAACGATGGACTCTCAGCCGCAGAGGGTTACTTCTGACGACTTCAAGTTGGAGCAGGCTCCGGTAGACGCGGAGCTCATCAAGCGGATGCAGGTTCTGTCTGAGGAGTTCGACGTTCTGTGTCAGAAGCGACACGACATGGGCGAGCGGAAGTACGGCCCTGGAACATGGCTCGGCGTCGACACCCTCGAGATGATCATCGAGGAACTGATCGACATCGCCAACTACGTGCGCTTCAGCTTCGTCAAGCTCAGGATGATACAGGAAACCCTCGGCACGGACCGCTCAACGGCAACGCCCCAACTTGGCAACGAGATGATGGGGAAGGACGCGTTCACTTCGGCGGTAAGGAGTTCCGAATGAAAGTGGGGTTAATTCCTCCACGAGGACTGGAGAACCTGGTCCTCCGTTCCAAGTTCCACCTCGCGCTGGCCATCGACGAACTGATGGGACGGCGCATGTACGCTGGCATGTACAAGCGTGCAGCGGAGCTTGGCGACTACGTTGTGCTCGACAACGGTCTGGCGGAGGGAATGCCGTGCACGCCTTCCCTCCTCTACAGCCACGCCAAGAAGCTCGAGGTGTCCGAAGTCGTCGTTCCCGACGTGATGAAGGACGCTGAAGGAACCATCACACAGGTGAAGCTGTTCTTCAACGAGGATCGCAAGCCCCTTCCCATCAAGCACATGGCCGTCGCGCAGGGTAAGACGCTGCCCGACTTCCGTCGCTGCGTGGAGGAGTTCGCGAAGGTCGAGCACGTAACCGTTGTCGGCGTTCCGCGGCACATGCTTGGGACGCTAGGGACGCAAGCATGCCGTATCGAGTTCTCGAACTGGATTGAGAACCAATACCCAGGACGCTTCGAGCAGCACTTCCTCGGGACCAACCCTATATGGATAGGAGAGGTCAAAGCCGCATCGAAGTACACGGTGGCACGTTCGGTCGATACGTCGATGCCCTTCAGCTACGCCATAGCAGGAGAGGATCTCGCCGAGACCACGGCTGAGATCCTCCGTCCGAGGGCATACTTCGAGACCGACTGGACCTTCAGGGTCGACATCAACCTCGTCCGTAGAAACATCGCTACTCTGTTGGGGTGGGCAGGTGCAACAGGTACCAGATCCTACGAGCGAGCGGAGGCATCCGCTCGCCCTGTGCGAAGAATGTCCGCTGTTTAGCGAGAACGTTTCCTTCGTCCCTTCAGAGGTGACAGAGGATCCGCGTCTCGTCATTGTCGGCGAAGCACCTGGTGGATACGAGGCGAAGAGGGGCCGGCCATTCGTCGGCCCCTCCGGGCAGCTGCTAGAACAAGTCCTAGAGCACCACGGATATCATCGAAACGAGGTGACGCTAACCAATGTTTGCCTCTGTCGTCCTAAGGATAACGCAACACCTTCTAGGTCAGCTATTGCTGCGTGCAGGCCAAGGCTCCTTGACGAGCTACGACGTAGTGGTGCAGCTGATGTGGTTGCGCTTGGTGGTACAGCTGCTAGTGCTCTCATCGACGATCAGCGATCTATCACGAAGCTGCGTGTCGGTCCAGCTAAGCTCCCCACCGCAGGACTTGCAGGTTCATCTGTACGCAGAGTCGTACCAACATGGCATCCTGCTTACTGCCTACGAAAGGCAGATGCGTTCCCAGCACTCGTATCGGATATAGGCAAACTGAAGGACAGGGAGGGAAATGCTTGGAGTGCACCTCGGTGGCGAGCATATGACGATGTTGCTAGCGCGACCGCAGTACTTGCAGAACTTGAAGCAGTTGCAACACATATCGTCGTCGATATTGAGGTCGGCATCGAAAAGGACACGGCTTTCGACCATCCTAACAACTACGAGCTCCTCGCAGTGGGATTGGGTTACGCAAGAGGGAAGGCTGTGGTGCTGGGGGAGAATGCACTTAGAGACCGGTCTGTTCTGGATGGACTCAAGCGACTCCTGGGCAAGGTTCATATCATTGCTCACAACGGCAAGTTTGACCTGGGCGGACTTTACCCACATATCGGTGGACAGACACTCTGGTTCGATACTATGCTCGCGTCCTACTGCCTTGACGAACGTCCGGGAAACCATGGTCTTAAGGTACTCGCCGTTGAACGGTTGGGTGCCCCTCAGTACGACTTGGAGATCCAACAGTTCGTTCCTCGAGGGGGAAACTACGCTAACATTCCCCGCCCGATTCTGTACAAGTACAATGCCTATGACGTCGCGTGCACTTGGGAGCTGTACGAACTGTTTGCGGAACGTCTCGAACAAGAAGATCTTCGTCGGGTGCACGACTTCATGGTCGCAGCGTCGAACCAGTTGATGTACCTCGAGCTCAACGGCATCGCCATCGACAAGCAGTACATGCGCGAACTGGCCGTCGAGTTCCTAAACCGAATAGACATAATCGAGGAGAGCCTCAATCAGCTCGTGACAGACCTGTTCCACCTCCAGCATCCAGAGGTGGTGGAGTCTGAGGAGCTTCAGCGGATCACGATCAATCCAAGGTCGCCGAAGCAGATCAAGGAGGTCCTCAGTGACCAAGGGATCCAAGTCGACTCGACCAACCAAGACACGATCGAGAAGCTACTGGAGATCCTGCAAGTGCAACGGGGAATGTCTCCAGAAACTCCGATTATCCAATTCCTCTATACGCTCCTTCACCACCGACGACAACAGAAGCTCTATTCTACATACGTCAAAGGTATTGCCCAACGGATGTACCGTGGACGTGTTTATACAACTTATCTACTCCACGGAACAACATCCGGGCGCCTTGCATCTCGCAATCCGAACCTGCAAAACATTGTTCGTGATAACTCGATCCGACGGCAGTTTGCTGTATCAAAGCCAGAGAACGTCTTTATCCAAGCCGACTTCAAACAGGCTGAGGGCCGAGTTATTACGACTCTCGCCCGAGACGAATACCTAAGGTCGATCTTCAGCGACCCGAGCGTCGACATGTTCGACGAGTTGACCGACCAGCTGTACGGACCCATCGGCAGCCGTAGCAAAGAGGAACGTAAGGAACAACGAATCCGAACGAAGGCCTTCTTCTATGGACTCAGCTATGGACGAGAAGCATACAGCATCGCTCTTGAATACAAGATGTCTGTCTCGGAAGCCGAACGCCGACTGCACGATTTCATGTCCCTTATACCTGCTACAGCAGCTTGGCAACAGGAAGTGCGCCAGCGGGTCCTATCAGGACATGACCTCATCACACCCTTCGGCCGACGACGTCGCTTCTGGCTAATCACGGATCAGAACCAAAAGGATGTGCTGAATGAGGCTCTGTCATTCCTGCCGCAGTCTACCGCGAGTGATATTTGTCTCACGGCTTTTACTCGCCTGCGACCAATGCTGCGTGGTCTGGGTTTCATTAGACTCACGATTCATGACGCCCTTGTGGCTGAGTGTGCCCGAGAGCATCGAGAAGAAGTTACAAGGCTACTCGTGGGCGAAATGGTCAAGGCGGGGGCAGAATATACGGACTATGTTCCCTTCAACGTCGACGTGAGCTTCGGCCAGAGTTGGGGTGAACTGTGACCTCCGAGGGAGATGAACCTAAGCTGCAAGACGTCTCCAAGGTTGAGACGCGCGTACGACACTTCGACGCTGATGGTGAACTGACCTCAGAGGTTGTAACGGTCATCGTTCACAAGACCAAGCCGTTCACGAACGAGCACACAGGAATGTACCTATGAAGGGTTTCATACTTGGTCTCTGCTGCGGAGGTGCCTTCACAGTGGTAGGAGTGTACCTCCTGGTTGTCTGGCTCTTCAAGGACGTGCACCGATGACGTCCGACGAAGTGCCGCAAGAGCTCATAGACATCCTTGACAAGGCCGCCGGAAAAACACATTCGCGTACAGGCCAGGTAGTCACTTGCCTCGCGGAGATACTAACGCGGTACGAGGAAATGCGGCAGGTCGCGACTCAGAAGGTGAACCGTGATGGTCAGTGACCACATATTCCACTGGACGCCACACGTAGAAGTCAGACGTGTGGCAATGACGCGGAAGCAACAAGAAGCTATCGAGTCTATCCTTCGAGGCGAAACCATCGAGGAGTGGTTGAGTCATATGAGTCCCAAGGACCTTGAGCAGTGGGAGCGAATCTTCAGACGTGGCGCGCAGGTTGCACCAGTTGACATCGCCAAGACCCTAACAGCGATGGCACGTGAATGCAGGAAGATTCGCGACGAGGAGAACGCAAAGGACGCCGCCGATGGCTGAACCGTTTGTCTTCACTACTTGGCGCGAGGACAGGTCGTTCCAAACAGTCGTGAAGCTAAGCCGTGGCGCTGAGAGTGTCCAGTGCGTCGTGACCGACGAAGTGCTTGTATCCACTGACCAGGGCTTCGTCATGGGCATGCTGCTCGAGATGCTAGCAGACCTGTGGTACACAAGGTACGGACGACGGCTAGTCGTCGAGGCACCCAACAGCGCTGGGTACCCATGGCACATCACCATGCAAGACGAGGAGGAAGACGTCCTCGAGGGGGAAGTGATCGAAGAGAGGAGTGCGATCGATGCCCCGCGGAAAGCCATCGAAGGACGGAGATACTAACGTTGCCAAGAATGGCTACCACTACACCAAAGTCAACGGCCACTTTCGCCTGACACATCACATCATCGCGGAGCAAGCGCTCGGACGGTCCATCGAACCTGATGAGACAGTCAGCTTCGCAGACAACGATCGTACCAACCTCGACCCAACCAATATCGTTGTCTCCAGAAGGAAGACGTCGCTCAACGGTAAGATTGCAGCACTCACCGCCAGGATCCTAGAACTCACGGCGGAGCGTGACCGTTTAGTAGCAATCAGAGAAAAGCAAGGTAAAGCTAAGACAACGTAAGAGACAAGAACAGACGAAGAGAGACAAGCAATTCCATACTCTCACGTAGCTTTCGTAAGGGCTAGGATCTTGCTTGTCTCTCTCAGTCTAAACACTCGCTACATTGATCAGCTGATACTTGCGATACCAAAGCCCCACAGGGCGAAAGGCTTCTGCACGAACCAAGGGAGAGACAATTGTTCGTTATGGTTGCAGGACGGCAACAAGGTAAATCCGTCACTGCTGTACGCTGGCTACTGGAGCAACCGAGTGAGAGGGTGCTACTCACCTCAACCATGGGACGCCAGGAGCATCTGGTCCGTATCGCTGGGCGACTCCTACCAGTGCTGGAGATGTCACACAAAGCCTTTGTGGACTTCAAAGACTACATCGCGAAGCGCATCATCGCTGTAGGAGTTATGCGTGGCTATGACTTCGACCTCCTACGCGGCATAGCGGCGGAAGTCGGAATCGACGATGCAGAAGAGGTCCTTCAGACGCTACTTCAGCGCCGTGTGGGGTTTGCAGCGTTCAACGCGACACTGGTCCCCGTCGTTGTCGGTGCAAGCTTTGGCAAGGACTATGTCGACGCGGAGCAAGTAGCTGTCGAGGCACCCAGAGCTGTCCGAGGGAGGCCTATCCGTGACAACCCCCAAGCCTAACCTGCCGATGATACTTGCACTCGACCCAGGTGGGACGACTGGCGTGTGCCTCTACAACCCCGTACGTGATACTACCGAGATCGAGCACTTCGGTCCACATGAGCATCACCGCGAGCTCTGGGACATGCTTGCCGAAACACTGGGCGAGTCCTTCACAGCGGGAGTGCGATTGCACATTGTGTGCGAGTCGTTCGAGTTCCGCCAGACCGAACGTCACCGCGACTTCATCAACTACATACCACGTGAGTACATCGGCATCGCCAAGCTGTTCTGGCAGATACACAGATCGCCTTCGGGTGTAATGTACTATGAGCAGAGGGCGTCACAGGCCAAAGGTTTCTTCAGCGATGATAAGGTGAAGCAACTCACCCTGTGGGTCCCTGGGCGTAAGCACGCAATGGACGCCACTCGCCACTATCTATATCACAGGGTCTTCACTCTCAACGACAAGTCGCTGCTATACAAGTTGCGCTAAGCAGTAGTGAGCCCCCGCTCGAGGAGCCCGTGCGGAGTGGCACACACGGGGAGCG